CCTCCTTATTATACTTGTTTTTTAACCAATAAATATATTCTAAGTTCAATTCATTAATTGGAGAGGGGTATGTTGAATTGGTGTGCATAATTACATCAGCATTTGAATACTTAACTGCGGTTTCAATCTCATCTTCGGTAGACATACCAGTTGATATAATTAAGTAATCAAATTTACTACGAGCATACTCTACTAATTCTTTGTTGGTGATTAATGCTGATGGTATTTTTGTAATATTTCCATAGTTAGCTATAAAGTCAACAGAGTCCGTATCCCAAACTGATGCGAACCACCCAATTCCACGTTCCTTACAATATCTATCAATCTCATCGTACTCTTTTTTGCCAAACTCCACTTTGTACTTATACTCAAGATAAGTCATTTCACCCCACGGAGTGGATTTAGGTTTAGATTTTTGTTCTTCAGGAACACATACATCAGGATTTCTTTTTTGAAACTTAACGTAATCACATCCTGCTACTGATGCTACATCAATTAGTTTTTTGGCAATATTTAAATCACCGTTATGATTAATTCCAATTTCTGCTATTATTTTTGTACTCATATTTCTTCTATTCTTTTAGTTTTATCACAAATCAATAAATCATAATGGGGTTTTAAGCCTACACTAAGTTTATGATATTTACAACCCCATTTTTTTAACTGCTTATATGTGACTTCCATCCAATCGATTTTTGTTACTGTTCCACGAGCGGTCCAATAGGTAATTTGGTGTCCTTCATCATATAATTTATTAATCTTTTCTATGTTTTCTAAATTAGGTATAGCATCAGGGTAATTTCTTTTACCCTTATAAAAACAAATAGTTTCATCTATATCAACATAAATATTCATTATAATATACTCTATAATTTATTTTTTATTATGCAATTTTTCTAATTTTTCTAAATAAAGTATAGCATCCATAAGTTCCTCTTTCATATGAGTAACCCACTCACCGAAATTTAGATCTTCACGATCCATATTAACTCCATATTTTTGTTCACCCATTTCAGAGCGAACTTTAAATTGTTCTATTATTGATGTGACTATACTATCCATTAATATAATTTATATTGTTTGTTTAATTTAATTAAAAGTGATTTAGGAATCAAGTTATTTAAATCTTCTTCCCATAAAGTAAAAGGAGTATTGGGATCTAAGTATGCTTTGCTTCTATCACAGCTAAGGTTATTAGCTCCATCTGTTCCTAATCCTAAAGGTAAGTCTTTTATACGATACAAACTAAATTCCCCGTGGTTATCTTTAATCCAACCATCAACCCCCCTTGTTGGATATGGGGGTTTAGTTTTTAAAACAGCCTCAGTTTTTAAAGCAGCAAATATTCCTGTTTTATCTTCAGGTGTAGTCCATAAAGCTTTAGTTCCAGTGTGTAAATTATAAAATATAACTTTTTCCCAATCTACCTTAGTATAAGTACTTAAACCTTTATAACTATCTTCTATTCTATTAGGGGGAGAATAGTCATCTGATGATCCTAGTATAAAATTTTCACTATTAGAAAAATCTGCTAAAATTTTCCATTTATAACTTAAAGGAACCCATTTATCTAGTTCAATATATTTAAAATTAACACACCCTGCTTCTTGTAATCTTTGTTTGTAGGGTTTAAAATATTCTTCTCCACAGAAATTTTCTGAGGGGTCTTCACATGTGATTAATTCCCAAGGTATAGTAGTATTTTGGTTGCATAAACTTTCTAATTGCAGCCATAAAATAGAGGAACTATTAAAAATAGGTAAAGCAAAAGTTATTACAGGTTTCATTAAGATTTATATTTTAAAAATTTAGCGGGGTTACCCGCCCATACCTCTCCATTAGGAATATTTTTAGTAACTACAGATCCCATTCCTATTACTACATTGTCTCCTATTTTTAAATGTTGTTTTATAGTAGAATTAGCTCCAATAAAACAATTTTTTCCTATTTTAACTGAGCCGCATATTACACTACCCGCTACTACTAAAGTATTTTTACCTATATTAACATTATGGGCAATGTGGACTAAATTATCAATTTTAACCCCATCCCCAATAATAGTATCGTGTAAATTCCCCCTATCAATGCAAACATGGGATCCTATCCTAACATTATCCCCAATATTGACATCTCCAAAATGAGGAAAAAATACTAAATCCCCATTTTCGTCAGGTTCAAACCCAAACCCATCATTACCTATTTTTGCCGTGGAGCAAACTTTAGTGTTTTTTCCTATTTTAATTTTAGGGGGTAAAACCTCTTTATTTTGGAGGGACCTAACAAAATCTAACCTTTTACTCATTATTATTTGAATGTTTAGTAAATTAAACGAATAACTTCAAAAGATTCTGCTAAATTTAAGTCTACTTGTTTTCCCCTTACTTTAGCTAGTGATCTTATATAATCTTCATTTATATAATTTCTAAAATTTTGGGATTTATAAGACTTAATAGCCTTAATTTTATTAAAAATATCTATTTCTTTTAATTTTATATAACATCTAGTATTAATTTCTAAATTATTCCAAGGAAGTTCGTAGCCTAAAACACTTGTTTTTTTAAAAGCTCTAATTCCTTCTTCATAAATTACTTTATGGTCTTGGTGTATGTCAAACGAACAGGGGATAAATACAAGGTCTGGGTTAAGTTGGGTTTTTAATGTTACTAAGTCTTCTAATATATCCTGCCTAGAAGAGGGAAATTTTCGTACCTTATATCTTAAAGTTTTAATATTTTTTGCAGGAATACCTAATTGTTCCCCTGCACCATATATTTCTTGAGATAGGATATCTTTAGGGAACTGTTCTGGGACTGATTCTTCACAAATAGAAAAAGCTACATAATGGACTTCTTTGCCTTCTCTACATAATCTTGAAATAGTACCCCCCATTCCTATTTCTCCATCATCAGTATGAGGTCCTAAAATTAATATTTTATTAAAATTACTTAAATTCATATTTTATTAAGGTATAAAGTTATAATAAAATTCATAGGGGTTTTCATATGATCCGATTTTATTTTTATAAAAAGTAGAATACATTTGTTTTTCAAACGTATTTTCAACTAAATTTTCTGGGGTTTGGGGGGGACCTGTTATGTAAGTGTAAGCGCGAGATCGGGCTAAAACTCTTACTATTTGGTCTTTATAATTTTCAAATGTTGTTTCTTCAGGGGATATTCTAAATAAGTATTGTAAAATCCTTTCATGATATTCAGCACTTCCTGCAAACCTAGTATTATCAAAATACCCTAATATTTTAAATATATCTCTTTTAAAAAAAGAAATTTCTGGGTTCTGCATATTTTTTATGTACTTTGTTTTATATTGATACTCAATATTAAGAAATAAATATGTAGGTGTAGATTTTTTTACACTATAAAAAATATCACTTACATTTCGCTTTTTACCAGAAGAAACCCCCTTTATAACTGAAAGTTTAGGGTTAGTATTAAATATGTCTATATTAATCTGGAATCTGTTATGGGTGGAGGTATCATTAGCATTATGTACTGTAAATATATCCCATTCTTTATCTTTCATATGATAAAGAGCTCTGTTTCTACTATAATAGCATCCCTGATTAGTGTGGTTCTTTAGTGCTGTAATATTGGGGTGTTTTTTAGCATAGCTTCGAGCTATTTTATAAGACTTATCTATAGAAGCATCATCTACTATAACAAGCTCCCAGTTAGTGTAAGATTGTTGGATAATAGATTCTATAGCTGCTTTTAAAGTACCTTCAGCATTATAACAAGGTATGATACAAAGAATTTTCATTTTTATTTAAATAATTCTTTTATTTCGTCTTTTTGTAAGCCTTGTTGTTGAAGTGCCTCTTTAATATACTTTTTATCAAGTATGTTTACCCAATCAGCTGCTTGTTTGGTAGAAACCTCATATAAAGAAGCAATTGTATCTAATAATTTTTTATTAGGTTGTTTCATTTTAGGTTTAATATATTTTAACCAAACATTTTGTTTAGGAAGTAAACCACAATACACTGTATAATATTTTTTCTTATTGGTGTAAGGTATGGTTTGAACATAATTCACCAACTCAACAAAAGGTTGATGCATAGATAAAAAACGATTAACCATATAGGGATTAAAGGACTCCCTCTCTTTGTCCGAGAAGGAGTCCCAATCTCGTTTCTTACCTGTTAGCTCTTTAAGCCAATCAAATAGTGTCATACTCATCCCTAAGTTCAGGTGGTAAACCTTGGCCTAAAACTTTACCAGTTTCAGGATCATAGAACACAGGAATAGGAAGAACAGCATCTTCAGAGCTGTTAGTAATAAATCTAGATACTTTACGAAGGATAAAACCCTGTTGCCAGACTTTACCTCCATTTTCAGTATCAATACCTACGGTTTTACCCAAATCAATTTGGGGTTGTTGCATTTCTTGCATATTAGTTTTCTTCATAATTTATTTCTTTAATTTCGTTACAAAAATAGTATTTATTTTCTTTTTTTAACACTGTGTCACAATGCCAATATTGTTTTAATATATTAGGTTCTATTTTATCAGTAACCTTAACGGTACGATACAACATAAACATTCGGTCTCCAAATTGTATTATATCTTTATACAACAACTTTACCAGAAACTTCAAGTAATTTAGAAATACATGCCATTATATTAATTTCTTTATCAATTCGAAAATTTGAATGATACATATACTCTTCAATAATAATAATTGCTTCTGCAGGACGTGATGTATATTCGTCCATACGCTCATATAAAGCTTTGTATAGCGCTTCAAAATCGTTTACATTGGAATCCGCAATCACTTGTCTAATTTGCTTAAATGAATTTGGATTAATCAATAATTCAATTACTTGATCAACATAATTAGAGGATACAAGTGTTTGTTTATCTAATTCTAACTCACCATCTCTAACACTCATTTGACATACGTTAAGCATTTTACGTACGTCTGGGTAGTATTGGTTTACAAGATCTTTAAGGTGGTCAGTGTTATGTTGTACACTTTCCTTAGATAACACATTAAAAAGGTGTTGGGCAACTGCACCTTTAGTTGGGGGTACAATTTTAAGTACTTGACAACGTGATTGTAGAGGGTCAATAATACGCTCTACATAGTTACAAGTTAAAATAAACCGAGTGCTTTTAGAGAACGTTTCAATAACATTCCGGAGAGAAGCTTGCGCTTGAATAGTAAGAAAATCAGCCTCATCCAAAATAACCACTTTAAGTGGTTTAAACGACATTGTACTAGCAAATCCCGATACCTTGTCCCTAATTGTTTCAGTACCGCGTTCATCAGAGGCATTAATATAAAGGTACTCACAATCAAGATTCTTAACCAAAAGTTTGGCGAGTGTAGTTTTTCCTGTACCAGCGGGTCCATAGAAGATTAGATTTTGAATATCGTTCTCTTCTAAATATCGTTTAACAATATTTTTTAGGTGTTCATTACCCACGTAATTTTCAAGTACATTAGGGCGATACTTTTCTACCCACAAACTATTATTGATAACCGTCTCCATAAAAGTCAAATGTTTTGATTGGTTCTGGGGTGATTTCTATTTCTACTCTGTCAACAGCATATAAAGCACTGCCAATGGGATCTAAATAAAATGCTTTATTAAACCTAGTTTTTTGGAAATATGCTTCTAAAGTTTCAGTTAATGAAGCATGTACTACATTAGGCTCATCAGTGAGGGACCACCGGTCTCCCGGTGGTACCCTCTCTGCGATGAGTTGTTTTTGCTCTACAATTTCAGATGTAGGTTGTTTTTCATCGAAATTAACCATTACCTAAAATTAATACATTCCAGGCATAGCTCCAACCTCTTCTTGGTTTTCTTGAGGTTTGTTAACTACAGTACATTCTGTTAACAAAATAGTACCTGCAATTGAAGCTGCATTTTCAAGAGCACAACGCGTAACCTTGGTAGGATCAATAATACCCTTTTTAAGGAAATCATCAAACTTACCAGTTTTTATATTATAACCGGTGCCAATTTTTTCTCCTGAAGTGACACTAAATTCAATTCTAGAGGCGTCTTCAACACCTGCATTTTTAAGAATCTGTTTAAATGGTTTGCGGAGAGCCGCTTTTACAATGTTACATCCAATTTTTTGATCAGAATTAGACATGTTATCCTCACATGCTACATTGTGAGCTGCTCTAAGTAGAGCTAATCCCCCACCTGGGATAATACCCTCCTCAATAGCTGCTTTAGTAGCTTGAAGAGCATCGTCAACTCTATCCTTACGTTCTTTCATTTCAGTTTCAGTGTTACCACCAACATGAACAACTGCTACACCCCCCGTGAGTTTAGCAAGACGTTCTTGGAGTTTTTCAACCTCAAATGGAGAAGTAGAGTTTTCAATTTGTGATTGAAGTTCAGTACACAAACGCTCAATATCTTCTTCTTTACCAGCACCATCAACAATAGTGGTTTGTTCTTTGGTAACAGTAACTGTACGACATTCACCCAACCAATTAAGGTCAAATTTATCGAGTTTCATACCTTTATCCTTATCAACAACTTGTCCACCAGTGAGGGTAGCCATATCATTCATAAGCAAAGTACGGCGATCACCAAAGTCAGGAGCTTTAACAGCACACACATTAAGAATACCTCTCATTTTATTAACAATAAGAGTAGCAAGTGCTTCACCATCAATATCCTCAGCAACAATAAGAAGTGATTTAGCTTGTTGAGAAAGATTCTCAAGAAGTGGAAGCAAATCTTTTACAGTAGCAATTCTACCATTATAGAAAAGAATTGCAGTATCCTTAAGTATAGTACTCATACTGTCATTGTTAGTTACAAAATAAGGAGATTTGTAACCACGATCAAACTGGAGACCCTCAACTGTTTCTAGGTAAGTTTCACCTGTACGGGACTCTTCAATAGTAACAACACCATCACGTCCTACTTTTTCCATGGCAGTAGCAATCAACTCACCTACTTCTTCATCATTATTAGCTGAAATGGTGGCTACTTGGCGGAGTTGGTCTTCGCTTGAAATATCTTGGGAAATTCCACGTATATAATCTACATGTTTCCTAACACACTTATCGATACCACGTTTAATTTCTACAATATTATGACCCTTATCACTGTAACGCATACCGGCATTTACAATTTCACGGGCTAGCAAGGTAGAAGTGGTGGTACCATCACCTGCTTGTTCAGCAGTTTTAATAGCAGCTTGCTTAACCATCTGAGCGCCTGTGTTTTCAACAGTATCCTCAAGCTCAATAGCTTTAGCTACAGTTACACCATCTTTAGTACTTTGGGGTACACCTTGTTCGTTTTGAATAACAACGTTACGACCATTTGGTCCCAAAGTGGTTACGACTGCATCTGCAAGTTGGTTAACTCCGTTAATCAACTTTTTACGGGAGTCATCTCCGTAATTTACAATAGTTACTTTATTCATTTTTTAATAGTTCCTAAAATTTCGTTTTCTTTAACCATATAATATTCTTCCCCCTCATAGTCAATTTTGACAGGACCCATTTGGGGAAGTAATACAATGTCTCCTACATTAACTATAGTTTCAATAAAAGTACCTGTGGCTGAGTAATAACCCGGTCCGACAGATACTACCTCTCCTTTGAGGTTTTTTTCTTTACCCATATCAGGAACAATAATGCTCCCATGGACACTTTCTTCTTCTTCGATAGGTTTTATAATAACCCCATTAAATAATGCTTCTACCATTACAAAAAGTTTTGTTTAAATTCGTTTTTAATATTTCTAAGTTCAATAATATAATCCTTAATACTAGTGTAAGAACCTTGCTTCATCTTACTATCAACAACTTTGTTAAGTGCTGCTTCAA